TCGTATTTTTCAATCTGTCCTTACTCAAAGTAACATCTAACTGGTCAATGTATTTCTCCAACAACGTCATCGTGTCTTCGGTATTCTCCACAATATCATCAGATACATTATCAGCATCCAACTCAGAGAAGTCTTCGATAATCTTGACCTCAAATGCGTCAGCTTGCAGCAACCTGTCTGTGAACTTGTCGAACTGATATAATTCCTTCTTGTTCACCACGATTAGTTTTACAAACTTCTCTTTATACTTAGACACATCCTCTTTGGTATAATCCACTGTGGTGTCATCATAGAAAATCTTTTCATGAAGTGTATAAGGATTAATAATACGCTCTAGTTCTCGTGTCGCTGTATCAAAGATGTGAAACCCTTTCGGGTCATTATAATCACTCCAAGTAATCTCATACGGAGTACCCAAATAATATATCTGGCCATCATCAGATTTATGATGAAAGTGTCCACTAAAGCATAAATCAAACCTACGAAATAACTCTTTATCCCATCCACCATCAGACTTATGACCTATGTGCATTTCAAAACCATTTACCTCTAAATGACCCATAAGAATCTGTGCGGGGGAATGTTTTAACGCATCCATCGACTCATTATAGTTACCAGCATTAATCCACGGCATAAACTGAATGGGACAACCATCAAACTCTACAACTCTAGGGCCAGTATAAATGTTGAACCTATCCGAACCTACCAACTCTTCCATAGAGTTAACTTCGTTGGTGTTCTTATAGAATGTATCATGGTTGCCGATAATGATGTGTAAATCAATACCCATCTCTTGAAAACGACCAATAAACCTCTTACGAAAATCACTAGCAGTTTTAAAACTAATGTACTTACGCCGATCTACCACATCACCCATGTGAATACAGGTAGTGATGCCCCTTTCCTTTAACGCAGGAAAGAAAGTGTTCTCGTAAAATTTGTAAAAGAAATCGCTAAAGTTTTGGTTATCATTTCTAGCCCCAAAATGAGTGTCCGAAATTATGGCAATTTTCAACGCTCATCACCTTTCAAGGCAACTTTTTCAATATCATTTTCCATAAAATTCTCTAAACCTTTTTTATCCTTAGTAGTAGTATTTTCTACTTTCTTAGGTTTATATACATCTTCTTGTGGGAGATTTTCTATAGCAAAAGAATTTGAGATATTATAACTTGAGGAATCCCCTGGCATAGTATTATATGATTGATAATCGATTCCCCCTATAATTTTATTTTTAATATGGGTTTGCTTTTTTTCTTTTTGGATTCTTCGGATGAAGGCGTAGTAGATGATTTGGGTAAAGTATGCGAAAGGATTCGACGATTTCTCTGGATTGAAGTTTGAAGCATATTGAAGGCAGTTTTCAATACCATCTGAAATCATATCATCCTTATATGTGTAATTTATAAAATTAGGCCTATAGGATAGGTGTGTTGCAATTTTGAGAAAACATTCACCTATGTAATTAGTAACAGGAGGAATTTGTTCCTCAACTTCTAATGCATCTTTACATTTTTTTTTCCATTCAACCATTGCGGTTAAAAAAACTTTATTATCGACGTAATGCTCGGTCTTTGCTTTTGCCATAGGTAATCTCCTTAATCTTTAACCACTATACTATATTATAATGATTAAGTCAAGGTACATTATAATATAAAAAAAGACCCTTGACTCTGCATAAAAATTGTGTTATATTATGCTTGTCCTTGGTTCATAGAACTACATTAATGTATTGATTTACTTTCTACTTCTAGTTCTTCTAGAAGTTCATCATATATATCTTCTTTATTAATATTATCCATCGATGAGGTTATTTCTCGCCCGGTGTCTATTTTGTTCATCACCCCCGCATAATATATGCTTAAACCGGGAGATGCTGTTAACGTAATAATAACATGTTTCGGGTCGATCTCAAAAGATTCCTCTTCCGTAAAGGGTTCAACCCAACGTGAGAGCATCAAAGATTCAGACATTCCCATCATTGACATTTGAGGGTGGATATGCATTTGCATAGGCCTAGAAATTCTATATTTACCATCAGATTCTGTGAGCTCACAAATGATGGTTTCACCACTTATAAGCTTTAAGATTTTATATGTATCCTTTATATTCATATTACTATTTATAACTGATTTAGTTTTACCTTACTGATATCATACTCGAATTTTTCAGAGTTGTAAATTTTAATACGCTCTTGAAAGTGATTAAGAGTAAAATTACTTTGATTTCTAAAAGTTAAATCATCTGCAATATCAAAAATTAAAACGGAATCTTTAGTGTCACTTTGCCGCAAACCTCGTCCAATACTCTGCAAGACTCTAATTTTACTTTTACTGGGTGATGAGAACACGATGTTATGAATATTGCGAATATTAATACCCGTACTAAATGTACCGTAACTTGCAATAACGATAGAATTCTTTGCATTCTCAATTAACGCCCTTATTTCTTCTCTAGTATTAGTATTAGTTCCACCATAAACAAAATATATATTGCGATCTATAATTATTTTTTCTACAGCTGTATGCAGAGGTTTACCGTGTTTCTCTACTAGTTGAAAGAGACAAAGGGTATTTCCCTTGAGATGTTTTAGCAGATCAATAACAAAATCTTGCCTACCTTTATGGGTGACAATATATTCTAGTTCTTCAGCATATTTCATCCTTAACTTTATATTCTCATGTTTTAGAATTATACACTTGATTTTAAGGTCAGCAAGAGTTTTCTTCTCAATTAACTCCCGTGTGGTGACTACTTTTTCAAGTGGACCAAATAGTCCCTCCAATACCAGTTGGTGCGTCTGGCAACCATCTAGCGTCCCTGTAAGACCGAATCTGTGCTTACATAGGTGTAACTTTGTCATTATACCAGTAAGAGACTTTGCCTTAAATAGATGAGCCTCGTCACCGATTACGCACCCAAAATCTTCAAAATATTTCTTCGGCATTTTATATAATGATTGCCATGTTGATATTACAACATCTTTAGTTACCTTGCGGTCATGACCCTGATATACCTTCTGACAGTATGTATCAGAGCTCCAACCATAGTCCTCAAAGTCTGTGTACATTTGTTCCACTAATGAAGTGGTGGGAACTAGTATCAGGGTTTTTAGGCCCATCATATGATAATAACGAACTAACGAATATATTACGAGGGATTTACCCGAAGCAGTAGGAGAAACAAGCAGAGCACGATTTCTGGAAATACCATGATGTACTGCATCAATTTGGTAATCACGGACTTTAAGGAATTTCCCCCGTGATTTAGGTTTGAGGCTTCTGATGAAATCTCTAACAACCTGACGAACAATAACCCGCTCATTTTCAACTCCCTCTTCTAATATATAGTCTATTCTATTTTTCTGACAAAAACCCCTAATATACTGAAGCAATCCAACGTATATCTCACCTGTTGCTGGAGAGAAGAGTCGTATCTTTCCATCCCACATACGATTACGATACATGGGCATAAACTTAAAGCCTGGAACCTCAAACTCAAAAAATGAAGTTAGTTCCTGCCGAGTAGAATCTTCCATATCGTCAAGTATCAAATATACTTCGTTCTTTTTAGATATACGCATTTTGCAGTGTACCATGTTCCCCGTAGTGGCCCCGCAATAGAATATTCCATGAGACACTGACACGTTGTTCCTTAGTGGGTGGAACCCAATGCGACAACCAAGATGGAAAGATATACCCAACACCCTCTATAGAATCAAATTCAACCATACTGGAGTTTATAAAGTTTGGAGTGTTTCTTGGTTGTAACACATGAGCAGCCGGTCTAGGATCAAAGAATTGTATCGGTGAAGTGTTTCCTGCTTTCAGATAATATACCCCAGATAAGAAATTATTTGAGTGTGTATGTGGGGGATGTGATTCGCCACTATTAAGTGTATTTGACCACATATTTGTTATCTCTATTTTGTCATATTGATATTGTTGTTTTTCTAGAACAGAAGTTGTAGATTTTAATATATGGTTTACCAAAATTTTAAATACTTTATCCTCATGTAATTTATCAGATGATAAAAGTATACGTTTCATCATATGAGAATGTTCTATATTTAAAGAAAACTGGGTTATTACTGTTGAAAAACAATCACAAGATTTTACTGATGTCATTTATATCATCCCAGCTTCAAACTTTTTCCAATCAGTTGCATTACGGATGTCCCATCCACGATTATCGATAGACTTGATTACACCC